TTCCCGCCTATCATTACGTGGGAGGATACTCTCATGCGGCTATTGGACGATGAAGTACAATATGCTCCGGATGGTTGGTAAAACCTTTCGGTTTGCTCAAGCACAGTTCCATCAGATAAAATGAGTACTTTGTACGAGCGAAGGTAAAAGATATTTGACAAGTAAATTGCAAAGGGTGAGTCAGGTGTGACACCAGCTAAAAGGGCTCGGTGTTCTGCTTCTAAGTCGAATTCCCAGCCTTGGACTGAGGTATCCCAGCCTTGCATGTCGTTGTGGTCGGGGGCAACGCCAAAAGATTTGACGTATTCGCGGACTTCGGAAATCTTCTCTTGAGAGAAGCCTGTCCCGACTTTGCTAGGAATCGAAGCATTATTTTCAATTTCTGTCTGGTTTTGTAAAGTACAACCTATTCGGTCTAACATTTCATCTACCAGAGAGACTTCAAAAATCAATCTGACTCTTTGATCCTTAATTTTCTCCGCAGAATGAGGTTCATTCTTTACGAAGATCCTAATCGGATCTACATAGCCCTGCGAAACGAGCTCAGACGCTGTTAGGTGTCTGGGCACAGGGCCTGCATTTAGGAGCCTAAAACGGGCTCCTAATATCTCCCATATTCCCGGGTCGGAATCAATTACGATTCCTTTCTCCAAATGGTTATTTCGGAGTGGGAGACCCGGGGATGAGTCTCTCTTTATTGAGCCCGCCAAGTAGCGGCACAAACTGCTATTTGTATAGCTGTCCTGGTCGCATCTTGGTGAGTCAATCCAGAGCTGACGTGCGTCTCGATACATTCTTGGAACTCTGGTCTTAGGGTAATTTCTAAGAACAAATTCTTTTGAAAGGGAGATAAGCCGCTCATCAGGTTTTGGTACCACAAGTCGTCGTCCTGATTGAAAACGTAGACTGGCAAGCTGGGCTGCTGCGTGTCGAGGGGGATATGCGTATTCGCGCAATGCTTCACCATATTGGTTTTCTTGACTACATGCACGCTTCTGCGCTGCCGTTGTTTTCTTAGTGGGTTGTGGGGTTTGTCTGATAAGGGCTTTCCCCGCGAATCTAAAACCTCGGACTGGTTGTTCTGAGGTTTGAGATTCGTTGTACTCGCAGACTCTGAAGTGGCGCTCGAGCAAGGGGTCTGAACCTTGCCAGCGCGGTGAAAATCCTGTTGGACTTCATCTCCAGGGTAGTCTTTTTCTCTATCATAACGAACAAAATCTTCGATGTATTCACCGACATTTTGATCATCCATTTCCCACGCGGCATCCTCATATTGATACACTTCCCCTTGGTCTAAAACCGTTTTGAAGAAGCGATCATCTCCAGCAATAAAGTACTGAGATTCCCCGCGGCGGTACTTCACTATGTGTTTCCACGTCTCGCGTTCGTAATCTTCTTTCCAGTATTG